AATACCAGAAAAGTTCTTTACAAAATCACTATTTAATACATCTTGCCCAGTTTCTGTTTCTGCGGCCATTTTAAATATATTTTTAGAAAGCTCATAAATAGGTTGATTATTAGCAGCTTCGTTGATTATTTTACCTGCATTTTCGTCTAGTTTAGCTACTTGTTCTGTGTATTTTTCAGGGTTTGTTTCTTTAAGACTAGCTAATGTAGGATGAATTGTTATTCTTAATTCTTCATCAAGTACTACTCCTGTGTCTTTGTTTACTATCTGTACTGTTCCATCAGGTAAACGTCTTTTTATAGTTAGAGCGTTATATTTATCATTCCATTTAGGAATTTGTAACCCGCCAATATCTTCCCAATTTATAAGCCCAGTGCCATGATTAAATTTTAAAACAGCTTTATTGTTAGCAATATCTTCGTCGGTTACATTATTTTTATTATAGTCGATACTTTGTTTTGTAGAGTTATTTAATGCTTCTGAAGATATTTTTCCGTCTTGTTCTTTAGAAAAAAGTACATCACTTTTAATTTCTTGTTCTGTTATATATTGATCTCCAACAAACTGCCCAAAAGCATCTACATCTGCATTTTTTAAACTAGATAAATCTCCTGCATGGTCGCTAATTATTTTATCTTTAATTAATTTCATTTGATTTTCAGACATATGCGCAGTGGTTAATCCAGCATACTCTAAAGCGTTACTAACTAAATTATCTGCTGCTTCTGAAAATTCATTATCATATTGTTCTTTGTTTACGGGTAATGCCTGTTCTTTTCCTGTGGTAAGCCAGTGATAAAATGGATCAATCTCTTCACCTGTTTCACCCGCATCTTCTAATCCGTTTAATTTAATATACGCTTCAGGATCAAAATCGCCGCCAGTCATACCTTCTACAAATGCTTTGTTTGTTGCATCGTAGGTAGGTTTAAGCACCTCGTCTAGTTGATCTGCATTTTGTATTAGTCCGTCTGCTAATTCTGTGTATTCAGCATTAGCTGTATTGTATTGACTTATAAGATTATCTACATTGGTTTTATATTCCTCAAGTAAAGGAGTATACTTCTCTTCATAGTCTTTATCTAGTTCTGTTGAAAATTCGTTATAAGCTCTTATTTTGTTGTTATAGGCATCGGACGATGGTTGAGACGGAGAAGCTTCATAATCAATCTTAGCTTGATCCATCTCTGCTTTTAATCTAGCACGCTCATCAAAGCGTGGTATCATTTCTTCACGTACACTGTTATACTGCGCTACTGCAGCTTCATATTCTTCAGCTATGTAGTCTACTTCACCTGCTTTTTTCTCTGTCTCTGCATAATCTCCTGTTATTTTATCAATAACATTTCGACCTTCTTTATCAAAAGTTCTAAGTAGCTCTTTAGCCCCGTATTCAGCGATTGATTTCAATGCAGCTTGTGATATATCACCTCCGTTTATTGCTGCTGAAGTTGTTTTAACAACACCATTAGTTAATGCAGCAAGTTGTCCGTCGCTTAGTGTATAATCTGCTTCATTTAAGAATTGTTTCATTGTTTCTGTGGTTACAGTTGCCTGTAATATAGCATTAGCCATAGCTTCTTGACTAATAGCGCCATCACCTTCAGAAAGCGTATAAGCTAACTGTGTTTCTACTACTTTAAATACTGCTTCGGGTATGGGGTCTAATGCACCGCCTGCCCCTGTTGTGCTGTCAGATCCCATAAACTCACTATCAGGTAAACTAGGAGCTACATTCTGCCGTACTTGAGCCATAGCGGCATTTACACCTGCTTGCACTCCACCTGTTAACGCAGCTTGTACTGGGTCTTGTCCTAACACAATAGCTGATGTAGCTCGTGTCGTGGCTCCTGCAGCGATTGCCGCCGCTGTAGTGCTTCCTGTAGCACCAGCTACATAGGTACCAGCAGTATTACCAACTTTAGGAGCAATTTGATTTACTACGTATGCTTTTGCTGCTGCTTCAAGTACATCTCCTACATCACCACCTTGTTCTGCTGTGTCTGCGGCTGCTACTAAAGGAACTGCCCAAACTGCCCAAGGCCCTGATGCAGCTGCTATGTATGCTATAGAACGTACAGGATCATCAGCTATAGCTTTTGCAGTGTCTTCTACTGCATCGACAACTGGTATCAATATGTCATCTTGCACAAAATCGCCAACATCCTTTACAGCATCAACAAGATCGTCAACTACTCTTCCAATAGGTTTAGTTATAACTGCCATTAAAACTTCTCACTTAAAGGTTCTTTACCAAATCTTATATATACTGCGTGAGCGTTGTCTTCAGTCCTGCCAACAGCAAACTCAGTATCTGTTTCTTGTAATCTTTTATGTATAACACGCATAGCAGGTAGCAAAGTTTCACCTTCAAACTGTGAGCTGTAATGTGTTATGCCTTGCCCTTGTATATAGGCCATATATTTCAATATGTTTTTTATGTAATTTTTACCTGTGTCTACATTAAGCGGGCGACCTGACATTTTAGTTTTGTTTTTACCTTCACCTTTATGCCCTATAAATACAGTATTGCCTATTTTTACAACCTCACAACTTTTTCTTTGTGCTTCTGTTACTATGCTAGCCAACACTTGCTTTAAAGATTTATCCTCAGTACCTAAATTATTTATAGCCATAATTATTATGGTGTGTATATCAAGATCCTTTTTGTTACTGTCTACAGTCTGCATTATGACACCTCTAATATACTAGCGACGACATGTAATCTGTTGGCTGTAGCAGCGGTTACTTTAAGTATCTCTCCAGTTTCTACAACTAAAGGTGCAGTAAGTAGTTCTGTGGTGCCGTTAGCACTTATGGATTTTGTTTTAAATAAGCTAAACGTAGCAGGAGAAGACTCTGCATCTGTTATTGTCAAAGTTATTGTATCTGCATTGCCAGAATCTTCGGATACAAGTATTGATTTTACTATTGCTGTAGTCAATGCAGGAGCAGTATATAGTGTTGTTACACTAGTGCTGGATAAATCTTTCTTTGCATTTTTATATACATTAGGCATTAGCTTAAAAACCACCCCGATGCTTCAGCTCTATCGGATATAATTGCATTTCTCAAAGCTGTATCTAATTGATTAAAATATAAACGCAGTACGTTATTAAATAACTCTTGTGATTGTTGATCGTATTCTGCAGGTGGATAAGGTAGTGCTGGAGCACGGAAACCTACACCATATCTTGTAGCATCTATAGTCATTAACGCCTCCCATCAGGTCGAATATCTAATCTTGGTGTGCCTAATTGCCATGTGACACCCGTAGCAGAGGATTCAAAACGCATGGATAGCTGTCGTCCTCTCACTCGTATGTTTATTAAGTCTGTAAACACTTCAACAGGAGACGTTGCTGAGCGTGTTATAGTCGCATTACTGGACCCACCCTCTGAAGCAGGTGAGTTACGCCCAGACCCAGACCCACTTAACGCATGTAAAGTCATTGTTGCAACAGGACTATCAGCTGTAGAACCATCAAAAGACGCATCAGGAACTACACGATTAACTAATGAAAATCTATCACCATCTCCTATGTCAAAATCAGAGGACTCAACATATGCTGTTATTGCTGCTGCACTAGATCCAACATTGTCATCTATGCCTTCTTCATGATCCACAAGATTTAAATCATATGTTGCTGCTAACGGCTTATCACGTAATCCAGAATCAAGCCATGCTGTACGGGCTAGCGTGCCATAATACCATATTTTCTCTAAGTAGTTATATATTACATATCTGTCTATGGTAGTAGACCCAGAAGAACAGTAAAACCACCATATTTCGTGAAATCCTTCGTTTGTGCCTGCAACTACCTGTGCAAACTGATTTGTATCAAGATCGTTAAATACATACTTACGCACATCACATTTTAGTGTTTGAGTACGACCATCGTATATGTAAAATTTATCTTTACCCATCCAATAAGCTACACCGTTAGCGTAAGCTACTGCATTTTGTGAAGATATAGATATATTTTCTCCAACAAGTGTTGCAGTCCATACTGCAGGTGCACCTACGTACTGCAGTGAATATAGGGAAGAGTCTGTCCATACAAGAACCTCTTGTCTGGCTGTAGTAGCAGATATAATTTTAGTACCACGAGATAATCTAAGACTGCCTGCCTGATTAGTAGCAGATGGAGTCCAGTTAGTTGCATCTTCTTGGTCAGACCATCTAAGCAACGTAGGATCTAAAGTAGAACTACCTATAGGGTTTGTACCAAAACAAAATACAAACCTGCTAATATCTGACACAAGAATAAGATTTTGCACTACTGGTACATCAGATGCCCCACTAAGACTAGATAGCTCTACAGCACGAGTTCCTACCCCGTTAGTGGCATCCCAATAATATAAACGCCCTCCTTCGTGACCAAATATTAAATCCTCACCGAAGTTAGATTGTGTAAAGAATCGCACAGGTGCAGTTGATGACTCACCTACGTTCCAAGCTCCAGAACCCCAAGATGATGCTCCCCAACCACTTAATAATGTAGCAAACGCATTGCCTGAATTAATTTGATATGCTGCTGATACTGTACCTCCACCTGTAGCACTAGAAGATGCAGCTGACGAAGCTGTTATAGTGTATGTGTTTGCAGCGGTTAAGCTACCTAAACTTATCTGGAACTCACCATTTAGAGTAAGACCACCCACAGCAGTAGCACTGCTGAATGTTACAAAATCTCCATTCTTGTATCCGCCATTTGCATCTGTAACTGTTACAGTGGTGGACCCAGAAGTAGTAGCAAAAGGATTACTTAATGATACAGTAGCACGCAACGGTGTAATATCGTTATAATTACCCACATTTTCTATAAAAAACTTTAAATGTGTGCCTACGCCTATGAGGTTCTGACCCCCCAAAGTTACCCAGTTATGTAGTGATCTGCATACACCTTGAAACGTAGACGCAGATATACGTGTCCATCCACCTATTTTTTCTGGTGTGCCCTGTCTAAATCGTATCTTATCTCCATCGTAATATCCACCTTCTGTAGTGTATCTAGTGCCTTCACGATTAATCCCAGGTTTTAATTTTATTGCTTGAATAGCCAAGATAACTTCTCCATTCTACTACAAAGTCTTTCTGCACGATTAGGTACTTGCCTTGCCCATTTCGAGTCCATCATTTGCACAGATGCCTCCATCCAGTCTTCAGAATCTACAGCTAATTTTAAGTTAACAAATTTAGACAGCCGAGGACGACCAAGATTAAACATCATATTTGCAAGTATTAACTGAGCTTCTTCAGGTATATCATTGAAATTACTGTATAATATATTGCAGTCTTCTATGGTTATAGCAATGTCAGCTTCAAAACACTCATCAACTCTTTCTTTAGACACTTCTGTTCCAATTTCTTGCCCATGTTCTAAATCAGAATCAGTAACCAAATGCCCAATCCCAAAAGTCGCATACCCCAAATGATCATTGTAAATTTCATACTTGCAACCTTCATCTTCTGCTAATTCTTTTTGTAATTTATCTAAATCCATTATCTGCCCTGCCTTTTTCTTAAACACGCTACATGTCTGTAGTAAAAATAATTACCTATCTTATTGAAAAATTTAGACAAACTCAACCAAAACCACATCATTTTGTTAAACCTTTATACTTTTCAAAACTGCGAAGTCCGCCCAATCCGAGCATTCCCATCAAAACCGTCATA